AAATAATTTGTTTTCAAATTACTCTAATGAGCTCGATGTTTCTGTAACTTTGTTACAGGATTATTGTGTATTGTATCTAGATGGCAAACGGCGTGTCCGTTTATTCCCGTCAGATCTTGCATTCATACTCTGAAACACTTACCGATTTTATTATGCGAAAGGCATAAGATAAGACCGACCCGTAAATGAATCGATGAGAGACATGAGACATTATTTTCTGAGAGCTAGGACTCTAAACCTAGCAAGCCAATTCTTTAAGGCTTCATAAGAAAGATGATTTTAGCAATTTTCAATAAAATGCAAACCCGGAAATTTTTCCATTTTAGTGATTGATCAACACTAATCTATATTTAGATCATTTGGGGAATTTATTCCCCCAGGCTACTTTTGTAGCCATAAAGGTGGATAAAACCACCTTTAAATAAAAATAGAACGTTTATTAATACTTCGTTCACGAAATACACTGGATATTGTCCTTTCAGTGAATTCTATCTCGTAGAAAATGTATATTCCGATAGCAATTTGGCTATCTTACGATTACCCTTCGATGTAAAATTTTCATGGATTTGAATTAGAACATATCCTTCATCAATACTAACAGATAAATCATAATCTTTGATTTTATCGCACTTAGTTTTAATAACCACTCGCTACTTGATGAAAAGCGAACAAGGTTAGAAATTTGATGACGATCCCTGAGTCTAGTTTGAACGATTGACTTAATAAGTCACTAAGTACACTCCCACATTTGGCAAGAACTTAGTAAAAGAAGGTACTCCCTACACCAATAAGGAGCACTGTCTAGATCGTAGATTGGTTGTCCATACCATTATGAGTACAACACAACCCCAGACACCCACCACAACACACACACGCCACGATCTAAGATCCCTACGAGGGATTTACATCGTCTGCCACAATTGTGGCCACCGCGCATGCATCAGTGATGTTTCGAACATCATTATCTATCGCGAACAGTGCACTAGTTGCACTTACCACGTCCAATCGTTTCTTACTCAAGAAACAAAGGAAGACATTCGCAACAGCATTCAGTCTGTGCGCGATTGGCTCTACTATGGTCACGAATATGGTAACTCTTTTTTGAGTCACTATGTGAAGATCCCCGCTGGATTGGACCAGCATCTCAACTTGTTGGAAGACACGTTGATCTTCGCTCATCACATGTTACTTAGTAACAATGCTGGTGACCGATGCATCGCGGTTGTCAACTTCTGCAAGTTGCGTGGATCCCGATTGGGATTCACATCCACCCTGTTGAGCGTTGTTTCATCGCTCTTTGATCTTGAGACCAAGCCTGCGCAAGATCCTCTTTATGAGGACATGCTCAGTCGCATTGAGTCTTTTGAAGCACAGACCCTCGAGAGCGCAGAAGATAATATCTTCGCAACCGCTCGCTCGTACCTTGGTTGCTTCGACAAGCTCAAGGAAACAGCAATGTACAAGAAGCTCTATAAGCTTCTTCTTTACATTCTTTCCACAGGACTCTTGTCCGGTGTCAATGTCTCCTTTGAGAGCTTGAATTTCTCAAAATTCGAGGCTGAAGCAGTCAAGAACACCCACCGCGCTGGCATCGACATGTTTCATTGCATGCTCGATACCATCTTGTTCGTCTGTGATCGAGGCATGGTTTACATGCACACAGGCGACAAGTCCATTTTCCTCCAGTCTGGCTCCTCGTATGAGAAGTGGATTGGAACGGCGAATCGCCTAATCCGCGATTCCAAGTTTCTCTCGAACCCTGAGCCTCATGGTATCAACAAGTTCACTTTCATTAGTGAATTGAAAGATGCCATCGAGAAAGGCAAATCGATCCTGCGTTTTACCGCAGGTTTGGACAAGTTTGAGAAAACTTACCTGGCACGCACGCTCTCTGATCTCCAACTGATCGAGAGTGAGGAACTCACCCGCAAGAACTCGCAAATGCCCCGCAAGGACCCATTTGCCGTCTTGGTCCATGGATCTTCCAGCATCTGCAAATCGCAGTTGAAGCAGATTCTGTTCTACCACTACGGTAAATTCTTCGACTTGCCAACAGGAGCCGAGTACATGTACACGCGCTGTCCCACCGATGAGTATTGGTCAGGATTCAACTCCACACAATGGTGTATCGTGATGGATGACATTGCTTTCCTCAAGCCCAACGGTGAGGTAGATCCCACCCTCAAGGAGATGTTGCAAGTGAAGAACTCAGTTCCTTACTGCCCTCCTCAAGCCGCTCTTGAAGACAAGGGTCGTACACCTGTGCGAGCCGAACTCTTGATCGGTACAACGAACACCAAGAATCTCAACTTGCACGCATACTTTGCGTGTCCGTTCGCCATTGCTCGCAGATTGAGTTACATCATCACTGCGCACATCAAGCCCAAGTATTCCAAGCTTGGCTTCATGGCCGACTCCAAGTTGATTCCCGTGACGGACGAGGGAACCTACATGAACATCTGGGACTTTGAAGTCAGCATCCCCGTTCCTTCAAAGGACGAGGAGATTGACTCTCAGCAGACCAAGTACGTCTCTGTCGCCAAGTTCGATGAGATCAATGATCTCTTGGCTTGGTACATTGGCGTCGCAAAGGAGCATGCTGCTTCCCAGGAGAAAGCTCTTAATGCAGACAACACCATGAGTGATGTTGAGATCTGCAAAGCTTGCTATCGTTCCATGTCATGGTGCGCCTGCGAAGAGGTTTTGCCCTTTGCCGCCCAAGCGGAGAGTGAAGTCTCCGAACCCGAGGAGGATTACTCATCCTATCCCTGGGATTTCCAACTCCGATTGTGGTTTTATTCCAAAATCATACTCGCTTCTCGAAACGAGTACCCGGAGTTTCTCCTCTCCAAGATCCCTGAGTTGGGTGGTTTTTACTTCCCTCTCGTGGTATTGGCATACGTGATGTTATTCACGTTCCCACTCGTCACCATTCCTATTGGTGTCACCGTGTACTCCGCACACATGGTCTTCATCCATTTTTGGATTTTGATTGGTGCGTGGTACAGTTGGTCCCTTGGCGATGCTTGGAAGTACAAGCTACTTTTCACTATTTGTGGACATCGGCACTCCACGTACAGGTTGCTCTTTAAGCTCGCAACACAGCGAGTTCGGCAAAACCATCTCTCCCAGCCTCACCTCATCAAGCTTGGTGTCTTTTTGACATCAGTTTCTGTGGTCTTTGCGTTGAGAACTTTGTGGAAGCAGTTCACTCCCAGCATGGAAGAGCAGAGCACATTTGGAAGTGTGCCAACACCCATGGAAGTGGAAAAACCCACGTTCTACTACCAAGATCCCTACATCAACACAGGTGTAGAGATCTCAGGAGCATCGCGCTGCGTTCAAAATGATAGTGTTTCGACACTAGCTGAGAAAGCTACAGCCAAATTGATTCTTCGTTTCGACGAAGATAGCACTTTGGCTATGGCTACCACTGCATTCAATGTGCATGGTACAATCTGGATGCTGAACAAGCATGCCCTGCGCGAGGGGGATGGAAAACTCGATGTCATCATTGATGATATCACGCAAAATGTTTCTCGAAACATTAGTCGTGTGACCTTCGAACAGAGTGACATTCGAACCATCCAAGGCACTGATCTTGCCTTCATTGAAATCCGAGCTCTGCCTCCTGGTAAGAGCTTGATCAAATACTTTCCTATCGAACCCATAAAGGGTGGTCGATATAGTGGAAAGTATCACACGATCACGAAGAACGGTGAGCGCTCTGTGAACATCCTCAAAGATATTCACGCCGGCACTTGCCCGGTCTTCAAGATTCCTGGGTTTCACGGTAAGAGTGCCGAACAAACCGTCAGCGGTGATTGTGGATCCGTCGCATTGGTGGACATCGGAACTTCTCAAGTTCTAATTGGTTCCCACACTTGCGCCAACAGCACCCGAGCAATTTTTGCTCAAGCCATCACTCAAAAGATGGTTCAATCGGCTGTTGATTCGTATAAGCCGCAGGTCGATGTCGGACCAGCACCCATCAGTGCTGGGCCCTACAAGCGGAAATTGGTTCCGCTCCACCACAAGTCGTCTCTTAGGTTCATTCCTAAAGGCACGGCCACCGTGATGGGTAGTTTCGACGGCTACCGCCCAAAGCACAAGTCGAAGGTCTCGAAGACATTCATTCGTGATTATGTCACCAAGGATGGCGAGTACGAAGACATCTGTGGGGCACCAGACATGACGTGGAAGCCATGGAATCTGGCAATCACTGACATGACCAAGCCGGATTACTCATTCAAGAACTCTATCCTTGATGAGTGTGAGGAGGCTTTCTTGAACGACATCCTGAACAACCTTGGTGACAAGGTTAACCAGCTTGAGGTCTACACACAAGATGTAGCTCTCAATGGAGCTGAGGGAGTTACCTTCGTTGACAGACTCAACATCTGTACCAGCGCTGGAAACCCCTTCAAGAAGTCCAAGAAGCACTTCATCACTTTGGATGAGAACAACAAAATTGTTGCTCTCAACCCGGTGATCCAGGATCGTGTCGATGCAATCGAAGAGGCCTATTCGGAGGGGAAAAGGTTCAACCCGCAATTCTGCGCTCATCTTAAAGATGAGCCCACACCTATGAAGAAGGTTCTTCTTGGCAAGACCCGAGTCTTCACTGGTGGCGAGTTTGCCTGGTCTGTCGTGGTGCGAAAGTTTTTGCTTTCACACATTCGATTGATCCAGAACAACCCTTTCGTCTTTGAGGCGATGCCTGGGGTTGTTGCCCAATCAACTGAGTGGTGGAAGCTTTATCGCTATATCACCAAGCATGGTCTCCATCGCATGGTTTGTGGAGACTACGGCAAGTTCGACAAGAAGATGTGTGCTGCATTTATTCTTGCTGCCTTCAACATTCTGATCGGAATGGCGAAGAAGGCTGGATGGAACGCAGAACAATTAACCACGCTCCGGTGCATTGGTTATGACACTGCGTTTGCGCACATCGACTTCAACGGTGACTACATCTCCGTCCAGGGTAACCCATCGGGTCACCCTTTGACCGTGATCATCAACTGTCTCGTCAACAGTTTGTATATGCGATACGCTTTTCGCATGATCACGACCCGACCTCTTTCTGATTTTCAGAAATTGGTCGCATTGGCCACATATGGTGATGACAACGCCATGGGAGTCTCCGAGGAGATTCCCGAATTCAACCACACATCGATCTCCCAAGAGCTGGGAAAGATTGGTGTTGTGTACACCATGGCAGAAAAGGAGGCTGAGAGTGTTCCATACATTCACATCGCCGATTCCTCTTTTCTGAAGAGGAAATTCGTTTTCGACCATGATGTTGGTGCCGTTGTGGCGCCCCTGGAACATGCTTCCATTCACAAGATGCTTACATCTTGCTTGAAATCGGACAGTTTGTCGCACGAGGCTCACGCAATTTGCGTGATTGAAACTGCTTTGCGAGAATACTTTTTCTACGGCAAGGTCAAGTTTCTTGAGCGTCGGAAGTACTTCCAACAATTGGTCGAAAATCTGGATCTCAGTGATTGGGTGAAAGACTCGACGTTCCCCACCTACTCTCAGTTGGTGCGCGATTTCTGGATGAGATTCGGAGACGCGGAAAATGCTGAGAAATACGCCTCTAAGCATGATTGCTAGAGGGGCTCAGAGAGTAAACTCTATAAAATCAGAATGATGTCTAATCCAACATCACCTTACGTTTGTTGATTCTAGAGTAAACTAGTAAAAATCTGATGGTCGGACTGACCCTCTTGCCATCCATATATGTCGTCGGTAATTATTTGTCAGGTCTGCGATCCCGTGTACGATCGCAATGCTGCAGACTAGAGCTAGATCTAGTCTCTGATCCTCATCCAGTTGATGAGGGGATTCAACATGAATCCTGTTCCGAGTCCGATTCGTCATATATTATGCAATCATCTGTTGTACAATATATGGACGATGATGCAGGTATAACAGTAGGTGTTGGTGCAGGTGCTGCAGAATTTTCTCAGCATGATGCCACCACAAATACTGATATTTCAAAGTTTCTTGAGCGCCCTGTGAGAATTAATACTCTCACTTGGTTCGAAAGTGACCCTGTATCAAACAAGACAGCCTTTAGCCCGTGGAGTCTTTGGGCTACGAATCCCGCTGTGCAAGCTAAGTTACGTAACTATGCTTTCATTCGGGGTAACCTGCATGTGAAGTTTACTATCAATGCATCTCCATTTTATTATGGATTGATGCAGGTTAGTTATCTTCCCTTGCATAACTTCACACCATCCACCATTACCTCTGATGCTGGTCAGCGTTGGTTGATTCCGACGTCACAGCGTCCGCATGTACTACTCGATCCACAAGAGAGTAGTGGTGGAGAAATGATCCTCCCCTTCATCCACCCAATGAATTTCATTGATTGTGGATCTGCGTCTGCTTTCTCAGACCTGGGCTCATTGAGGTACACCATTTATTCAGCCTTGCAAAGTGCTAACGGTGTCAGTTCTGCTGGCGCATCAGTTACTACTTATGCATGGATGACTGATGTTGTGTTATCAGGAGCTACCGTTGAGTTTGCAGCACAAAGTGATTATATGATCCAATCGGATGAATATGGTCAAGGAGTGATCTCCAAACCCGCATCCACTGTAGCATGGGCAGCTGGATACTTCGAGAAGATTCCCATCATTGGACCCTTCGCAACTGCAACACGAATAGGAGCTAGTGCCGTTTCAGCTATTGCTAGCTTATTTGGCTTTACTAATGTTCCTGTTATAGCAGACACCGAACCTGTCCGACCAGAAGCGTTTCCTAAAATGGCTTCATCTGAGATCGGCTTTTCATTGGATAAGCTTACACTTGATCCTAAGAATGAGCTCAGTGTGGATCCTCGTATTATTGGTTTACCAGATGGTACCGATGAGATGATGATTTCAAACATTGCTCAGAGGAAGTCGCTACTTGGAATTGCAACCTGGTCCACTTCCGATCTAACTGATACGATTCTGTTTCATTCACGCGTAACAACGCATTTGTTTGATATGGATTTGGCAGATGAACCTTTGGTATTTATGACACCCATGTGTTATGTGGATGGCCTTTTTGCACATTGGAGAGGAGATATTATCTTCACTTTCAAGGTCATCAAGAGTAAATACCATAAAGGTCGACTGCGTATCAGTTATGATCCAGCCGGTACTAGCAGTAACAATATCATAGGAAATGTTCTTACTGCTAATATCGTGCAAACCGTTATCATAGATATCGGTGAAGGTGGCGAAGTTGAATTTCGTGTTCCTTATCAGCAGGCAGCACAATTTTTGCGAA